GGACCTGACTATTTAACTTGGGTTAATGCTTTAGAAGCAGCATTAAGTGCGACTGGTCCGGGTGAACTCATACATCCTGTCTTTGGTGTACAGCAAGTTCAAGTTGTTAATCATGAAATTGATCATGAGGCAACAACACCTGACTTCTGTACGATGTCGATTGAGTTTATCAAGGCAAAAGCTGAAAAACGTGAGCTGTTTGTACCTGTTGCTGTTCCTGAGAAAATTGCTACCACAACAATTATTGATGCTCCAGCTTCAGCATTGGAAAGTGCGCTAGAAAAACTCAAAATTGGCGACACTGATAAGTTATTTAATACAGTTAATACGATTCGCAACGGTATCGATCAGGCACGTAATTATTTAGGTGTTGCAAAACAAGCAATTGAGGATGTTTTATCACCTGCCGATTGGATTGTTGGGTTGGTTGATGACGTCACCAAGCTTGTGACCTTTGATACCAATATTTCAGCTTTATCGAAATGGCGTGATGTTGTTCATCGAGTTGAGCGTTTTGAAAACCTTTTTCAAAATGATGATACCTCTCCGGAGTTACAACGAGTTTGGCGCTCAACACTTGCTGCTAGCCAAGTGGCTATTGCACAGCAAGTTGTTGCAACTACACGTACAGAAATGGCAAACAACCAAGAAATCAGCTTTACACCAGTTGATTTAGCACTTGTACGTAAAAAAACACGTGAAGTACTTCAGCAAGCTATCCGTGAAGAACGTGCCATTAATACGTTTGAAAGCATCACCCAAATTCAGGTCTACAAAGACGTTGCTGCTCAGATTCAGGATCAAATCCAAGAACTTATTGAAACACGTCCCCCAATTACAGAAACTCAAATTCCAGTGCCTTGCACACTGCATTGGCTTGCACACTATTTATATGGTGATATGAGCCGTGCAGATGAAATTAGACGCTTAAACCCTGATTTGATTAACCCTGCTGCATTGCAGGTCGGCATGGAGCTAACCATCTATGCAAGATAATCAGGGTAATGAAATTCGCCTAGTGATTGCTGGCCTTGAAGCTAAAGGTTGGGATCAGGTTGAAATTGACAGTCAGATTGATACACCAGCAGAAAACTGGAGCTTTACGCTATTTGAAACTGGTGGGCAAGCCTTAAATCCTGCCATTAAAGGTGGGGCAAAAGTACAAGCTTATTATTCTAATCAACTCATTTTAACTGCTGTTGTAGATCGTATTTCTGAAGCTGTAAGCCGTGATGGTTATGGCCTACAGGTTTCTGGCCGTGACCTCGTTGGACAATTAATTGATTGCTCTGTGCCTATTTTCAATGGTCGTCAAATCACACTTGAAGAGTTGGTAGGTCGCTATGTATTAGGCGGTGACTTAGGTTCACTGTTTCAAGATGTCCGTATTCAGGATAATGCATGGCTAAAGAATAAAGTCTCTGTTGAGCCGGGTGAATCGCTATGGGATTCATTGACCAAGGCAGCACAAATCACTGGACAACATGTCTGGCTTGATCCAGACGGGACTTTGCAAATCGGTGACCCTTTTGCAAACCCATATCATGTGCAAACCCCATTGCGCCTGATGCGCCCTTTAAACAACAGCAATAACGTTTTAAGTCTTCAGTATGACAACGACGTTTCTAATGTCTTTAGCCATATCAAGGTTTTGAGCCAAGACGGCAACGCAAACTCAATATTATCTGAAACCACAGCTCAAACACAGTATGCCTATAACCGTTTGAAAATAGTCACTTTGGGCGATGTGGAAACTGAAGCTGAGGCAAATGCAGCATTAGAAAAAATCAAAAAAGACAACGACCTTGAAGCACATACGCTGACCGCAACCGTTTCTGGCTGGATGATTGACGGGAAACTTTGGTCCACAGGCTGGTATATCAATTTAGAAACCAATGTTTTATCAAGAGCGACAGCCAAATGGGCTGTTTATGGTCGCACGTTTCAGCTTGACCGTAAGAATGGAAAAACAACAAAACTTCTTCTGAAGCGTCAGGGTGATTGGGCAAATCCACTGGTACTGAAGGAGAAAAAATCATGATGAAAGCTGTAGCAGCACAGATAAATAAGGCAATGAAACAAATCCGGCAACCACTGTTCGCCCTGGTCGCACGTGGTGGCTCAAAAGTATTGCAGTTAAAAGGATTTGCCGATGAAACACTGCAAGAAGTTGAGCTTTTTCAGCAAGTCGGCTTCAACTCACACATTCCTGAAGGTGCCCGTGTTGTCGTCATCCCTTTGCATGGCAAGACTTCCCGTTCAATTGTTGTTGCAACGACTGGTGGAGCTGTTGTTGTCAACGTGAATGAAGGTGAAACCTGCGTTTATGACCAATTTGGACACAGCCTTTTGCTTAAAGAAGATGGTACGCATATCACTGCTGGTGACCTTTTTGTTGATGACGGTGATTTGCATGTGAGGAATGGTCAAGTCTTTGACCAGAAAGGCTCAATGCAGGAAATGCGCGATATTTATAACAAACACAAACACGGTAATACACCGACTCCAACTGAAGAAATGTAGGTGAATCATGGCGAATATTGATTTAAAAACGAAAGATTATGTGTTGATGAGCCTTGATGCTGCATTTAGCAAGGATGAGGTACAAGCAATTTGTCAGAGATTAAACATCCATCGGCGTAAGTACTGGGCGAATTCTAAAATTGGCAGCCGTTTTTATACGTTGAGACGCTCAAAAGATGTTTCTCGTACTATTCAAACAGTTAAGCAATATGCTGAAGAAGCCTTAGAAGGCTTGGTGCCGAATCGGTTTTCTTCAATTTTGGTAAATGCTTATCAGACAGTTAAAAGTCAGGTGGACCTAAATATTGAAGTTACACAGCTGTCAGGTCAAAAGCAAACAATCCTTTATTTTGTTAAGGTTGGAGGCTAAACAATGGCATATCCGATCAAGACATTTGACCAATTGCGCTCTGATATCATCCAAGAAATCCAGAATTTAACTGGATTAACACTAGATGATGAAGATGATGCAGCCATTCGCGCAGATGGTGAAGCTGCTGTAGTTGAGGGCCTTTATCATCATCAAAGTTATATTCAAAAACAGCTTTTTGTTGCTACAGCTGATGAGCCTTTCCTTTATATACATGCAAAACGTTTGGAATGTCCACGTAATGGAGGCTCTAAGGCTTCAGGTCGTGTCATAGCCACATCAAATACTGCTGTAACCGTACCAGCTAGCACTAAAGTCACAGATGGTAAAGGTCATTACTGGCTAACTTTATATAAAGAGACACTTACAGCAAATAAGCCCAAAGAAATCCAAGTTATTGCTGAGTTTGAAGGTGTGAGCTGGAATTTCGACGGTGAGCAGCTGCTTTGGGTAAGCCCTTTACCCGGTGTTGCCGCTCAAGTGGATGTTGTTGAAATATCTGCTGGTGTTGATGTTGAAGACGTTGAAGCTTGGCGTCAGCGTATGATGAATAAAGAGGCTTTAGGTCTTGTACGTGATCGTCAGGCAGACCTTGAACGTATTGTGAAAGATGTGCCGGGTGTTGCTGATGTATTTATTTTTCCTAAACGTCGTGGCCTTGGCTCTTTAGATGTCGCAATCACAGCAGCTGGCAATCCACCGAACTCTCCAAGCTCTGCACTTTTAGCTTTAGTACAAACGGCACTGGACGAATATGCTGGATTTTGGGGCGATGTAAGAGCCTATGCACCAACAAAAGAATATTTGAATATCACTGCTGTATTCACTGGCTCTACAAGCGAAACAGAGGTTGAAAAAGTCATTCGTGATTATGTTGGTTTACTAAAGCCGGGTGAAACTTATGTTGCTTCAACACTAGTTAGCAGAATCAAAGATTTGCAAGGTCTAACAGACATTCAACTTACACCAGCAGTAAATCAAACACCTACTTTGAGCGTATTTACTACTGGCTGGCTACGGATCGGCACACTCACGGTGACTCGTCATGACCTTTGATCAAACAGTAGAGCTTTATGCTTCAGTACTTCGCCAATTGCTGCCAGCTGGCGGTTATGACACTTCACCCAAAGGTGTGGTCGCAAAAGATGTATACGCTCATGCAAAAGTACTTGCACAAGCTGATGTTGATGCAAAGCGTATTTTAACTACGTTGGAATGTATTCCTGAAGAATTGCTAAATGAGTATGAAGCAGCTCTAGGACTCCCGCTGAAATGTTCGGTCAATGCCACTAAAACAATTGAAGAGCGTCTTCAGATTATTCAATGGATTCAACAAACCAAGAATGTTCTAAACCGTGCTTATCTGGAGCAGGTTTTAGCGATGTTTGGTGTTGAACTGATTAATCTTGTGAGATTTACGCCAATGCAATGTACAGAGCCATGCGACTCACCAGTTAATACAGAAAGCCTTCGCTATAAGGTCAAATTAATTCTAAAAGCTCCCGTACAAGCAAATATGGCTTGCATCATTGAGAACTATTTACCTGCTTATGTGAGATATGACATTGTTGAGGAACAACCATGAAACGAATTGATAGTGTAAACGCACGCCCAGATGTGAACGGAGCTGGTAAAGCTGGTTTCCATGCAAATGACGATGTACCCGGCCAAGATGCAACTTATCTCACTCCAGATTTTCTCAATACCGTACAAGAAGAACTGGCAAACCTACTTGAGCTTAGAGGTATTACTTTAAATCCAGAGAATCGTCGTCAACTATTTGATGCATTGGCAGGTAAAGATGA